GCTGCGCTCATTGTGATCTAATATTTCATTGCCAAAGCTGCGCTCGACAGGTTCCTCGCTTGAAACAGCAATTCTTACTGTGCGCTTTTCTTCGTCAACGATCTTATTGTCAAACATCATGCCGCGCGTTTTCATCTTCTCACGACTAAAACGCTCTTTATCCTTGTATCCGCGCTCTGCTGTTTTTGTTAGAGTAGAGAAGCGATGCCCGACCATTTGGCCTGAAGCCTCATATCCATCTTCGCCCTCACGGTACACTTCAATCAAAGCGGCAGGGTCATCTGCATCGCCGTTGATCGTAAATTCACTATCAGGAACATCAATGGAACCGTCACGCTCAATGCGTTCGATCTTGCCATAGGCTTCGCCACCAGAGCTATCCCAGTTAACAAAATCACCTACGCTCAATTCATCTGGCTCTGCGCGAACTTCTTCAGTCATAGTTTCATCCTCAATATCTGGGGACAGTGTATCAGATTTATCTACATCTTGCATAGTACGATCCTCTTTCTTTAGGCGTTCTGCAATTTGGCGGCTCCATGAGAACCCTGCATCACCGCCCCATAAGGCCCATGCAATGCGCCCATTTGACGGATAACCATCTTCACCTTGGCCAAAACCTTCAGCTTCCTTATCAACCTCATGGCGGCTGAAGAAAGAATACATGCGCTTAACAGTATCCTCTGATAAGTTCTTGCCATTAACAATATCCCTTGCTCTGGCAATGCCAACTTCCGTTCCGCCCCTGCCATATTCTTTGCGCCAATCAAGACCACGTTGCGCTTCTACTTTCATTCCATCAGTCGGTTTGTAAGGCATCTTGACCCTCCGCTGGAACAGGTAGTTTATCGCCAAATGGCTGATAAGCCATAGTTAGGCCAAATTGCGCCGCTGTTTCGCCATCTCTTTCGATCTGAGCAAAAGTTTCTTCTGCATCACGCCCATAATTCGCTGCAATATCGGTATGACTAAGAATGCCGTTCTGCAAGCCAACAACAGCCGCATTAATCTCCTTGAGCGGGTCAACCCACTGGAAACCACGTCCACGCCAAGAAACGTCCATGCTGAACTTAGCAAACTTCTGTGGCCCAGAAATCGGGATAAAGTTAAAGTTTATAACATGCTCAAGCCACATACGGTAAAGCGGATCAAGGAAGTGGTCTATCATAAACCTATGTAAAGTCTTATAAAAATCACGCTCCTCCAATGCACCTTGGCGAATTGATGAATAGCTCGTACCTTCAAGATCGTTTGCCAAAGATGTATAACTAACGCCTAAACCGCCAGCGATACCTCGCAATATTGCTTTCTCAAAGTCAGCAAACGCAGATGTTGGGTGGGTAGGATCAAAGGCTTGGAAGGTTACTCCCGCTGGCAACTGATGGAACGATCCAGCTTCCGCATCAAAGATTGGCACGGTATTATCTGGATCGTCAAAGCCATCAGCCGTAAAGCCATCCCCTGCTGGCGAAGTGAAGAAACCCATTTTCGCAGCAGCCGTTCTAGCTGCGACAAGTTCAGCCTCACGATAGCCATGAAGCATCTTTAATGACGATATAGCAGCAGCAGACCAAGGAACGCCCCGCGTTTGACCCGCTCTCTCCACGCGGTATATGTGCATCATCTCATCAGCAGGGATGATTTCGTACTTCCGCTCATTCGCTGGCAACATATAGTCGTAATCACCTTTATGATACGTCAGAACATGATATGCCACAGGACGCTTTGTTCTTTTGTCTAGCTCAACGCCCATGCGGATTTGGTTGCCATTTTTTGCAAGCTCATTCTTTTCTTCGTCAACACGATCTGGCTCTATAATCTGCAAGGCTATGCCGTGACGCAAATATGCACCCTTTACGACCTGCAAGAACACTTCGCCATCACGCGCCATGCCAGTGATGATATGATTGCACAAATCAATCATTGACATGCGACCATCTACCGTAGGCCCACCAATACGCGAGAACTCTTTCCAAGCGCCCTCAACAATATTTGCACCACCGCGATCCATGCTATTATCAGGATTACGCGCCTTGACTTGCAGGTTATACCCACCTTCGCCCACTACATTTGTACGCAAAAGCTGCAAATAACGCCGCATATATTCGTTATTGCGTTCTAAATCTCTGCTGCGATTGCGAATATCACGTAGCGCCCAGCGTATTTCACTGTCTGCGCTTCTATTTGACCCTATAAAATCTGCAAAAAGCCGCCCTTTAGCAGCAGCAGCATAATTACGTTGGCGGGGTTGTTTCTTCTGTCGGGTGAATATGTCTAAAATCCCCATCAAATAAACCTCACCTTAACTGTGTTTGACGTTGACTTGCCGCGCTTAATAAGCTCTTCTTGGCGATGCTGGTGCAGCTCAGCCTTGTATCTATCTCTTATTTCAAACAATTCCTCAAATGTCATTTTGCTGGCTGATCTGCCGCCGATACTGTAAGACGATACATCACCACCAGCAGCCTTGGCTTCTAGTATTGTCTCAAGTAATGGCACCATCTTTTCCGCATGAATGCGCGGATCAGACTGATTTACGTCTAAATCAACAATTGCTGTAAATTCGCCACGCTCAACAACAAGTCTATTGCCTGATGATGTCTGAGTGATTTCTAGCTGCCAATGATACCTGCCAGCAGCAAAATCGGCTGAAGTTGTGCTATCTACTGTAAAAAGGTAATAACCGCTCACCTCTGTCGCGGGCATCTTTATTTCATTTGCGCCACCGCCAGTTATTCGCGCAACGTACTCAGCGGAATGTGTAGCAGTGGGATAATCAGAGGCTATTTTCTCTTTTTTCCATTGGATAAAATCGCCAACTACTATTTCAGTTGGTTCGCCCTCTGGGGCATTCGCAGCGTCAAAAAGATTAGCCATATTTATTTATACCCGTAAACAAACGAATTACGCCTTGGCAAAGCAGGGCTACGTTTTGGCTGCATTTTGTCAGATTGTACCCTATTTTGGGCTTGTTTTGCAACAGCATCTATATTTATGTTCAATATACCAAATGCTGCGGTTGCATACACTCTGCAATCAAGGGCTTCGTTTCTCTGCCTGATCTTAATCCACTCACGCCTTGGACGCCCTTTAAAATAGCGCGTAACCTTCTTTTCTGATGTCAACATACGAAAATATTCATCAGAGTTTTGTGTGCTAAAATGGCAATATCCAGCGCCAAATTCAGCTATTTTTAAACGCGCAAATATAAGCTCTTTTGCCGTATCTGTCCCAACAGGAAACAAATTAATCTTGCCTATGTTGTTTTTTGTTGGCCTTCCGACAATCGGCTTCCCCTCACCGCCAATACCCTTTACAGCAAATATGCGGCGACCCGCCCGTGATCTGCAATAGTTATAAACCTGCTGTGTGTAATGACCACCACTGTCCACGCAGCTTGCCCTTATCACCATATCGCCAGACAAAGGATGCTTAAATGATTGCAACAGAGCCGTATCAAGTACATTCCAGAAGTCTTGCGTTGATGGATCACCGTAAAACTCATCATAGAAAATGCTGTAGCTGCGCTCACCCTCAGCCCATCCGACAATCTCCACAGCAGCACGATCATCCTGAATATCAACGCCAGCAGTCAAAACAAGAACATCTTCCGGCAATTCATCTCCAAAGTCCTCTCTGCGTGACATTAAGTCATATTCATCCAGACTTTCGCCCTGATCCTCCCAAGTTTCGCCAAGGGTGGTATTCACCCATGTCTTTAGTCTCATTGGGTCGCGCTTTGACGCGATAAAATCTCGCACGATTTCTTCTAAGGATGTCCAAGGAGAATAAAGCGCGGAGAGATGAAATCCTGCTGTTTTCCCATCTCCATCTGCTGTACTTCGCCATTCGCCATACCTTATCGCTTTATATCTATCCGCATCATTCCAGCATGATCCGCAATGAGGGCAGACATATTTCGTTGTCTTTGGATCATTATTCGACCACTGCACATTCGCCCATTCAAGTGTCTGCATTTCCTTGCAGTCATGGCACTCTATGAAAAACTTGCGCTGGTCACTTTCCTCATATGCTTGCTCAATGCGTGACGCACCCTTTTCCGTAGGAGTGCTAACAAGCACAATCTTGCGGTTCCAGAAAGTTGTCGCACGTTTACGCGCCAATGAAACGGGATCACCTTCTGCCCCAGCAGATATAGGATACCTGTCAACCTCATCGCAAAGGATCAGTCGACATGGCCTAGACGCCAATGAAACAGGGCTATTTGATCCAGCAGCCGTAACATGACCGCCTGTAAAAACCTTGTGCAAAGTCGTATTGCCGCCATCCCTTGATCTGGGATCACCAATCTTCTCATGCAAAACAGGCGTGTCTCGAATAGCAGGAGCCAAGCGGTCTTTTGACCAAGTTTGCGCCATTTCGAGCGTAGGCTGCACAACAAGCATAGGACAAGGCTCTTGATGTATATGAAAGCCAACAATGTTATTAATAATCTCAGTCTTGCCGATCTGTGCAGCAGTCATAAGCACAACTGTCTCAACTTTGGGATTGCTAACAGCGTCCATCATGCCGCGCTGATATTCTGCACGTTTAGTTGACCAGCGCCCAGCTTCAGCAGAGCTTTCAGAGGATAACTGGCGATATTGGTCAGCCCATTCAGATATAGTCAACTTGGGGGGCGGCTTTAGCGCACGTCTCATCGCTTGCTGCAAGCGCTCCTGAAACTTCTTACGCTGCCTGTTTCTGACGGTATCCGACCAACTCACTCAAGGCTTCCTTTACTGCTTCTTCCATTATGCTCTGCACTTCAGCAACATCTCTTGCCGCATGAATTTCAGCAGCAATCTTTGTTGGCGCTGCAAGCAGCTTTGTCTTGCAATTAATAAGCTGCTCCTCAAAATCCCTGATAATATCATCAATATAAAGCAACTCGCCACGCTCAACCATGTTCTCCATTTCCTTAGCATCAGCTTGCTCTTTAGCCAATCTCGCTCGCTCAGCAGATAAATCAAGGCCATCAACAGTCATTCGACCAGCGGCAATCTCCCGCAGATGAGCAAGATACTGCTTGGAGCATTCTTCATACGTGTATTGACCGCGTTCTCGCTCTTCTATCACGCCTCTGGCAACGAAATCCTTAAATGTAGCCGTATTTATACCTAATTTTGCCGATATTTCACTCTGAGAAGCCATTTTATGCCCTTTCTAGTGGCCTCAGATATAATCATAGCATATACTGCCTGACAAGACTACATCTAGCGTCTCCTCCCTTGAAGCACCCCTAACCCTAGAAATTAATTGCGCCTCCGCGTTACC